CCAATGTTTCTGTTAGAATTATCGAAATTCAATATGGTACTAAATGCACTGAAGAAGATATAAAACGATTCTAAAGTATAAATAGCCATATATAATTAAAAACAATAGGAGTTTAACAATGTCGGATCGCACAATTAAAGTATATGGATATACGGGCGAAGAAGGAGCAACGTTTACATACAGTTTTAATGGCACTGAAGTTTTTAACGGAAGTATAGATGCTACTGGAAGCTCAGAAGAACGCGAAAGCTTATTTGAATTTACTATTTCTACAGACGTGTCAGGGAATAACATTCCATCAACGTTATCTGTTACTAGCGGAACAATTTGTATAGTGATGTTATCAGCTAATTACTCAAGTGAAATTAGTACAGAACAAACATTGGAGGACGGAACAGTTTTGCCAGCTGTTACTGTGGAAGATTTACCGAACCTTTATAATTTTATGGATAACGGTCTAAATACATCAAGTAGTAATTGGGTATTAGACGGAGAAACTGTAGATTCCGTACCAAACGATACAGCGTTTGCAGGAGCATTTCATAATGTAATTAATGCTAACCAAACATTTACTGCTGATTGGGTAATTGATAGCGCAATCACAAGTTAATAGATTGGTATTTTATAAATATTAACTAATTTTTACCTGTATAATACTACTACAATTAAAACACTTGTAGGGAGTATTATATGGGTAAAGTTAAAATTGCCAATGGAATGTACCGTGGCAAAAAAATTAGTGGACAAACTTTTGAAGTAGTTCGCGAAGTTCATTCAAATAAACAAGGTTCGTTCATAACAGTTCGGCCAAATAAAAACTTTGACAACGGTCAAAAATCTATGCGTATTAGGGTATTACCCAAAGACGTTACTTACCTAAACAAAACACAACCTAAAAAAGTAGAAACAGATGAAGAAATCATGGAGCGTATTTCTGAGCGTTTTACTATTTTGGAAGATATGACCAATGCCGCAATCGCTACAGATATTAAGGCAATGATTGTTTCAGGACCTCCTGGAGTAGGAAAATCATACGGCGTTGAAAAGCAACTTGAAAAAGCAAGTATGTTTGATGTAATTGCATCCGTTAATCCAAAGTACGAAGTTGTTAAAGGAGCAATGACACCTATTGGACTATACGCTACGTTATTCAGACATTCAGCAAACGGTAACGTTGTAGTATTTGATGATTGTGATGTTGTGTTACAAGACGACTTGAGTTTAAATTTGCTTAAAGCGGCACTAGATAGTGGCAAAAAGCGACGTGTATTTTGGAATGCGGATAGTCATTTATTGCGCAGAGAAGGTATTCCAGAATCATTTGATTTTGAGGGTGCCGTGATCTTTATCACTAACTTAAAGTTTAATCATATTCGTAGTAAAAAATTACAAGACCATTTAGAAGCATTACAAAGTAGATGTCATTATTTAGATCTAACACTAGATACAATGCGCGACAAAGTACTACGTGTTAAACAAATTGCAAGTACAGGCGAATTGTTTAAAAATTATAGTAAAATTAATTTAGAAGCAGGTATGGAAATTATCAGTTTTATGGAAGAACATAAAGATAATTTGCGTGAGATGAGTTTAAGAATGGCATTAAAAATTGCTGATCTAAAATCCATTAGCGAGGAACGTTGGAAATTCCTTGCATCTAATACTTGTATGAAAAATAGTTTTTAGGAGTTTAGTAAGTGTTTATGTGTTATTACATCCTATAATAGCCTCCCTAAATAAACACTTCTAATAGGTATAGGGTACTCCCTTTATTCATCATAGCCCTATATCGACTCGAGTGCAGTAATGTTTTTTAAATTTCCTTTTTAACATTGCTGTACTCACCTTATTTATTGAAAATTTAGATTATGAAAAAAGCCACAATTGTAGTAAGAGACGAAGTTAATTGTGCAGTTAAGGACTTGGACCTTGACATGCGTAAGCAACTTGTTCGTAAATTTAAGTACGATATTCCAAGTGCTAGGTTTATGCCTGCGTACCGTTTGGGACGTTGGGATGGAACAGTTTCTTTCTTTAATTTAGGTGGCAGTACATATGTAAATTTACTACCGCAAATACTTCCAGCATTAATTGATGAAGGTTGGGATATTGAGTTAGATGATAGGCGTGATTATCAAACTAATTTAGAATTAGAAGAAGTTAACGAAAGTACATTCACACATATTACATGGCCAGAAAAACATCCTGTTGCCGGGGAACCAATTGTATTGCGTGATTACCAAATTAAAATTGTAAACGACTTTTTAAAAAATCCACAATGCTTACAGGAGGTCGCAACGGGCGCAGGAAAGACTTTGATCACTGCCGCATTAAGTGAACGAGCAGAAAAGTACGGTAGAAGTATTGTTATTGTACCTAACAAATCACTAGTAGTACAAACAGAAGAAGATTACGTTAATATGGGTCATGATGTTGGCGTTTATTTCGGCGACAGAAAAGAAATTGGCAAAACACATACAATTTGTACTTGGCAAAGTCTTAATACATTAATGAAAAATACTAAAGCAGGTAAAGGTGATATTACTATTGAAGGTTTTTTAGAAGATGTGGTTGCTGTTATTGTTGACGAAGTACATAGTGCTAAGGCAGATGCACTGAAGACATTATTAACTGGTCCTATGGCAAAAATTCCATTACGTTGGGGGTTAACAGGAACAGTTCCTAAAGAAGAATTTGAATTCAAATCTTTACAAGTTAGTTTAGGCGAAGTTATTAATAAAGTGTCAGCAAAGGAACTACAGGATAAAGGTGTACTTGCTAACTGTCATGTAAACATTGTTCAATTAATTGATCATGCCGAACACACAAATTACCAAAGTGAATTAAAGTACTTGCTGACTAATCCAGATCGTTTGGACATTATTGCGAATTTAGTAAACAACGCAAATAAAACAGGAAACACATTGGTACTTGTTGATCGTGTTGAATCAGGGAAAGAACTTACTTCGCGATTAGGCGATCGTGCTGTGTTTGTAAGTGGTAAAACTAAAGGTGCAGATAGAAAAGAACAGTACGATGAAGTATCAGACTCCGATAATAAAATTATTGTAGCAACATATGGTGTTGCCGCAGTTGGCATTAATATTCCTAGAATTTTTAACTTAATGCTTATTGAACCGGGTAAGTCATTTGTACGTGTAATACAGTCTATTGGACGTGGTGTACGTAAAGCAGAAGATAAAGACTTTGTTCAAATTTGGGATGTTACAAGTACATGTAAATTTGCTAAACGTCATTTAACAAAACGTAAGAAGTTCTACAAAGAGGCAAATTATCCATTTACACTAGAAAAAATGGAGTGGAAGTAATTCAGCATAATTATTTTACCTTTCCTAGGTTAAAAGGTTATACACAAAACTTTTAAGGTTAATAATTATGTACAATACACTCTATGAAAATACACACACTTGATAACACCGCATACGAGCTAAATGAATTACCAGAAGTAATAGATGATATTCAGTTTGCTATTTTTGATAATAGTAACCCAAAGGATGCAGATTATTTCTTTACGCCATTGATATTTTTGGAAAGTTTTACATCACCTGCATTAGTTTTAAAAATTGGCGAAAATTTAATTAAAATGCCAATGGACTCGAACTTATTAATAGGCGAAGAAGAAGCAGGTGACTTAGAAGCAATACCATTAACAAGCATTAATGATAGAAATTTCAAAGCATTTTCATTTAACAGTTTAAGTAGTTTTAATGCTGACTTTTTACCAGTAGAGGTAATGGACGTATACAACGAAGTACAATGGTATAATCCAAAATTAAAAAATGGTCAGTACTTAGCAGTTCCAATTAACAATAAAGAAAAGCCGGATGTTGTGTACTTTATTAAAGATGTATCAAGAAACTCACAAGTTGTAGATTATAATCAGGCTTGGTAATGGCTAAGCAACGTACACTAGACTTATTTAACGCAGTAATTCCTGCAATAGATATGAAGGATTATTCATTCTACGATAATTTAACCGAAGAACAACGTAAAGAATTTCACGCAGTCTTGATTATGAGATGGGGTGTTAATGTTAATGATGGAGATCCTGTATTACTACATTACTATCTTGCAAGTATGAATCATCATGCAAACAAATACTTTTTTAATATGTACAAACATCCAAAGTTACAGTGGTTGATGATTGTAGCAGGAAGTCCTAAGTTTGGAAATTACAGACGCAAATGGATAGGTAAGAAAAAGGGAAAGGACAAGTACAGTGATATCAAAAAACAACTTCGGGAAATGTATCCAACATACAAAG